CGGCAGCAGTAGTAGTTACACCATCTACAACTTGGTCTAAGAAGACAGGGCCAAGCACATGCTTGGTGTACCACTTGCCTTCAATCTGCTCAACACCCGCCGCTTGGCTGTATTGGTAGACCGTCCCGCCAGTCGCTTGTGGGCCTTCAAAGACTACATCAGCACCTAGTGCTGTCAAGACCTCGGTTGTCGTTGTGTCCCACGCTGGGCCACCATTGGCTTTTTGGTATGCACGAAACTCTGCCTCGTACATTACCGCGCCTGTTTGTGTTCTGATTTGCATAGTGTGTCCTTACGCGATTGCCAAGAAGATGAACGAACCGCCATTAGCATTGATAGCGGCTGGCGCTGTACTGCTGATCTCAAAGCCTGTTGATGCTGTGTCAATGTAGTCAGTACTCGTGACTTCAGCCGCTGTGCTGTTGAGCAAGAGGTATGGATCGTTGCCAGCCACGATTCCCCTTGCGCTGTCCCAGACGTACCAGTCGCCCGTATCGTCAGTGCGCTTGATGAGAACGAACCTTGCCCCGCCTGTGAAGCCGCAGTTGATGGTCTGGGTTGTGCCTGTGCCTGTGTATGAGCCAACTTTGGAAACACCAGCGCAGGTTGCGAAGAGGTAGGCGACGTAGGCTTCAGCAGAACCGTTCACATTGCTGCTTGCTCCAACAGTGAAAACACTACTTGTAGGGGACGTGTAATCCCAAACAAAAGACCCCCCTGAAGCGGCGGCAGTAGTATTTAAAAGCAGCCTTGAGTCATTCCCAAGTGCTGCTGAATAAACAAACCAATTATAAGTAGCGGTAGTTCTGTTTTTTACAATCATTAACTCAGGTACTACAGTCAGATTGTGTGTGACGTTTTGTACTGAACCATTCCCCGTATAGCAAACCTCATCAAAGAAGCCGGGGGCGCGGCGGAAGAACCAGTTGATGTATGTGTTTGCGCTTGCATTGGTAATTGTTGATGTCGTACCAACTTTGACGCCATCCATTACATCCCAAGGACTTGCTTGCAGTATGGTTGTACCTGCTGCTACTTCAGCCGCCGTGGAGGACGTTACAAGATACCCAGTACCAGTAAGCCGTGAAGAAAATAAAGATGCTACTGCTGAACCACGATTTTTAATCAGCACAGCGTCATCAGTTTGACCACCAGTAACAGTTGCATTTGCACCAGTGCCAGACCTAGCAGATAAACCAAACACACTCGTCCCCAGCGTAGGCACCTTCATCGGGCCTCTGCGTATGGCTATGTAGATGTAGGTGTTTCCAGCGGAACAAATAGCCGTGCCAGAGCCTTGTTGTACAACCATACCTGTCGCTGTAGGTGTGAAGTACGTTCCCGAAAAAGCAGTTTCTTCGGCACTTAGGTTTGGCGCAAGTAATGGTTGTATTCCAGTTAATGCCATTCCTCTCATAATGTCAGCAATGTACCAATCTGTTGCGCTTGTTGTAACGTTTTTAATCATTACCCATTGAGGCTCATATCCAAGATTTACAGGCACATCTACTGTACTTGAACCCGTATAAGACCCACACGAAATCACATTGTCCGTACCCGTCAGGCCAAAGCCGCCTGCGTCATGGGCAAAGAGGTAGGCTACGTATGTGCCGCCTGATGCGTTAACAGTTGCGTCAGTGCCTACGCTGAAGACTGTGCTTGTAGGGGTTGTGCTGTTCCACCGTGTTGCGTCTGTGGCTGCTGCTGCAGTGGTGTTCAGAACAAGGTATTGCGTATTGGCAAGACTGCGGTGGTAAACAGCCCAAGCTGCGGTGGTGTCTGTGCGCTTGACAATAATGCTGCCGGGTACAGAGCCGAGGCTGTGGGCGATAGTACGGTTAGAACCTGTACCCGTATACGTCACAACATCAAAGAACTTTGGCTGCTCTCGGAATGTCCATGAGACGTAGGTTCGTGCCGAAAACCCACCAGTAACAAATCCCGTAGACGTAAAAGATTGAGCACCTTGTCCGCTACCATAGTCATTGGCGGCTGTAGTATCTGATACCAAAGTGACATCACCACCGCGCACAGTATCTACTAATGAGTTATTTTGAGCATTGCTTCTGCACTTTGTCCAAACCAAACCACCCTTGGTAGACAAGTCAATACCGTTAGTAATAGTTTGATTAGCTCCTGTGCCTGTAAAAAGAAAGCAAGAAAACACATCCTCAATGTAGTTAGCAACAGTCGCCTGTGCAAACTCGCCAAAGCCTTGGGCTGATGCCGCACCCCTAGTTTGTACTAATGGCATATCAGTCCTTATGCAAACTTGGTCTGCGAGGCAAAGACAGTGAATGCCGCACTGCCCGTCTTGATGATGGTGTACATATACACGTCGACCGAACTTGCGTTACCCGCCGCTGGTGCTGTGCCGCCTTGATACTTGGGAGTCACTGTTGTACCGTCAACCTGAACCACGTTGTTGTAGTAAGCAGTCGAGCCTTGCGTGACAAGGAAAGCCACAGTCACAGACTGCCCCGTAGTCATGGCAGTGTTCAACGATGTACCGCTGGACGCTCTGAAGTTGACAGTCCAGTTGGCTGATGCGTTGCTAGTGTAGTACTGGACAGACTGAGTGGTGACATCGTAGTTGATCGTGCCTGTGGCCGCTGTTGCTGAGACTGTTGCCACCTCTGCCGTGTCGTTCAAAATCATCGCTAGTGCTGATGATGTACCGCTGAATGTCTTTGTGCCTGTGAAGGTCTGGGCTGTAGACAGGCTTGCCACATCAGACAAGGTGTTGCTACCAAAAGCAATGGTCTTGTTGGTCAGCGTAGATGTTCCCGTCAACGTGACAAGGTTGGTTGGCGTAATGATGTCAGATAGGGTTGTCATGGCTTACTCCTGAGTGGGCCAAACGACAGTGTTTGGGAACCCTGCTTGTGCTGGTACATCGCGCAGTGCTTGGCGGTATGGGGTATATTTATCTTTAGTGGCTTGGGGCGTATCGGCACCTTGAGTCCAGTCCGTTGCAGCTAGTTTGGCACTGCGCTCTGCCCTAACCTCTGCGGCCTTGCGGGTGTCTGAGCCAGCATCCCATGCTGCCTTCTTTGCATCGTATTCGGCTTGCTCTTCAGTCGTGTAGGGAATCTGAACAATCTCGCCAGTGCTTACATTTGCTTGTATGGTGTGCATGATAATTCCTTAGATGTAAGCAATGTTGATTTGTCCAGCGTCAAATGTATCTGTTCCACCGCTAGTTGTAAGACGAACACGATCAAGCACCGCTGAGAGTGATTTGGTTCCCGCTGTAGTAAAAGTTATGTCGCCAGCAACAGTGTCACATAACAATCCAGTTCCAGCCCACGTAAATGCCGATGAATTTTCAAGAGTTAAAGTAATGCTGCCATTCAACTGATGCGAAGCAACAATAGATTGAATAGCATAGCCCGATGCGGCTGTGGAGAAACCGATGGTTGCGCCGTTAAAAACATGAGAATTGCTCGTATATCCTGTAGTCTCAATTCCGCCAGAATCACCTATTTGAAGCAGTTTATTGGATGTTCCGTTTGTGGAAACGCCAACAAATGAAATTATGATTTGCTTAACACCCGCTGGAATCCCCGTAAAGTCAATGCTTGTGCCGGAGGTTGTAGCTACCGGGGTGCCAAGCGTGTAACCAGCAGAAATAGCAGCCCAAGCACCGTCACCCCGCCAGAATGTAGAAGCCGAGGCAGAAGTTCCTGAGTTCAAATTTGTCACTGGCAAGTTGCCCGTTACCCCAGTGGTTAACGGCAATCCCGTTGCATTGGTCAAAGTCCCGCTTGCTGGTGTACCAAGAACAGGTGCAGTCAATACCGGCGCTGTCAGCGTCTTGTTAGTCAGGGTCTGTGTCCCGGTCAGCGTGACAGCCGTGCCGCCATTGCCGCCAATCTGTGCAAACACCTCCCAGCTTGCTGTACCTGAACTGTTGTAGACAAACTGAACAGACGCCCCGCTGATGTCGCAAACCAAGTCCTGCGCTACATCAGCAATGTTGCTTCCGTTTCGCCCTACGGTGAGGTTGTTTGTCCCCCAAGTACCCGCCGCATCAGCAACAATGACTTGAGCGCCGTTAGCTGGAGACGCTGGCAGGGTGACAGTGAACGCCCCGGCAGTCGTGTTGGTCAGCACACCATCATTGGCAGAGGCGGTGTAGTTGGATGTTTTGGTGGTGGTGTAGGTGATGCCTGCTGGTGCGCTAGAAGTCCATGTCGTACCATTGCTTGTCAGCACGTTGCCCGTGGTGCCTGATGCCGTTAAGCCTGTGCCGCCATTTGCTGCCGCCAGTGTCCCTGCCAGGGTAACGGTGCCCGAAGAGGTGATAGGCCCACCGCTTGTGGTCAAGCCTGTAGTGCCACCAGATACATCCACGCTGGTGACTGAACCAGCGCCTGGACCAGAGAAGGCAACGGTAATGGCACCGCTGCCATTGGTAATGGTCACACCAGAGCCAGCAGTCAGTGTTGCGGGTGTCAGCGTGTTGCCTGTGCTGTTGCCAATGAGCAGTTGACCGTTGGTGAAGCTGGTCTGGCCTGTACCGCCATTGCCGATACCCAATGTGCCTGTGATGTCGGCAGTTGAGACTGTGACTGCATCCCAGTTTGCGTTGGTGCCATCGGACTGCAAATACTTGTTGGCGGCAGATGTCTGTGACGGCAGCAGGTTGTTCAGTGCTGCGGCTGCTGTTGACGCGCCTGTGCCACCGTCAGCCACTGCCAAGTCGGTAATGCCTGTGATGCTGCCGCCAGTGATTGCTACGCTGGATGATGTGAGTGGGCCTGTCACACCAGCAGTTGCTGTGACTGCACCTGTCAGGGTGGAGATGCCTGTCACCGCCAACGTGGTGCTGGCTGTGATGGCTTTAGCAGCCAAGGTGGTGTTGTTAACAGTGGCAGTGCCAGTGGCAGCACCAATGTTTACGGCTGTGGCAGCGCCAGCCAGGTTGACTGTGGTTGCCGTAGCATTGACCAAGGCAAAGGTGGTGGATGGCGTTGTGAGGCTGGTGGTGACTGCTGGTGATGTCAGGTTGGTAGTTCCTGTGGCAGTCAGCGTCCCGGCAACTGCCAGCGTCTTGCCAGCTCCAACATTCAGGCCAACTGATGTGCCTGTGCCAGCCGCTGCAAATAGTGCGTCCACCAAGTCAAGGTCAGAGTTGACCTTAGTACCCCATGTGTCGGTGCTGGCACCTACTTCTGGCTTGGTCAGTAAGAGGTTTGTGGTGGTGGTATCTGCCATGATTTATCCTAGTGTTCTTGCGCGAGCAAGCATAGTTCCTGCCTGATTGGACCTGTTGTCAGCGAGGCGCAGGTCATCAATGCCCTTGGTGTACAGCGCCACCCAGACGGGTATGCGCTCGTCGTTCTGCAAGTAAGGTGCAGCCTGCAGCAGTGAGCCGTACAGGTAGATGTCTGGTGCCTGAGTCAACAGCCAGTTGGTTGTGTTGCTCACGCTCAACTTGGCGAGCTTGGCGTAGTAGTCCAACTCATACGCATAGGTGCTGTCAGGTATCGGCAGGACTCGGAAGTTGGTTCCGATAATGGCGTAGAAGAGTGGCTTGCCAGCAGACAGGTAAGTAGTGTTTTGCAACTGGTCCAGGCTGTTGAGTGTCTCAAACTGGAGGGGTGTGATGGGGTTGGTTCCCGTCAGCTTCAGCGTCAACCCGTCAAGGAAATCCGCTGGCAGTGCGTTGTACTCGGCGGTGATGTTTCCCGTCCCACGGGTAAGCATATTCCTTGTACGCAGGACGCGCTCAATTTGCGACTCAGCGAGAGTCACAAAGTCAGCAATTGCCGCTGTCAGGTCTGATCTATTGAGCCAATCCGCAACTGATGTCTTCAGCTCGGCGTAGGTAGAGAGTGCCATTTATGCCTCCTGCAGGTCTTTGACCACCCATGTGTGCTCATGTCGGAATTCAAAGGTGCCTACATGACCTATTTCCCGAGAGACATCGTGATCAATGTAGATTTTATACCCAATCTCTTTAGCCTTCAGGCAGAAGAAGACATCCTCACCCACGTAGCCACGCTTGTCCGTTCTCCAAGGAGTCTCAAACCAAGGCTCGGACATCTTCTTGAAGACGTCTGCCTTGATCAGCATAACTCCCATGCCAATGGTGTCCACCTCCTGCAGACCGTGGTCATCCAAGGTGCTGTAGATTAGCTTGTTGCCAACCTTGGCAGTTGGGCCTGT